GGTGGTCGACCGATCAAGGAAACGCCCGCCTTCGAGCGCGGTGCCCCCGTGATCCCGATCTGGCTGCCGCCCGAGGCCCGCGCTGAGTGGAACCGGGTCGTGCCCGAGCTGGCCCGGCTGGGCCTGCTGAAGCAGATCGACGGTGCGGCGCTGGCGGCGTACTGCATGTCGTGGGACCGGTTCGTGACCGCTTCGGCGATCGTGGCCCGGGAGGGCATGGTGCTGCACGACGACAAGCAGGGTCGTGCCCAGCGGCACCCGGCTCTACTGACGGCTGAGGCGGCATCCAAGGAGATCCGGGCGTGGGCGACTCAGTTCGGCCTGACCCCTTCCGCTGAGGTCCGGCTCGGCTCAGCGAAGGACGACGATGGCCAGGCCGGCAACCCGTTCGCGGCGACCGGCTGAGGCCCAACAGCCCGACGAGGCGACCCTCGCCGCGCTGAAGCTCTCCCCCGAGGTTGCCTGGTACCTGCTCGACCGCAAGATCGGTTTGCCTGCTGAGTGGCAGGTGCCGCTGTGGAAGACCCCGGAGCCCCGGGAGGTCGAAGGTGCGCGGTTCGACCCCGACCGGGTGGACCGGGTCATCTCGGCGTTCCGGCGGCTGCGTCACACCCAGGGGCGCTGGGCCGGCCAGCCGTTGGAGCCGGCGAACTGGCAGGTCGCCTGGATAATCGCCCCGGTGTTTGGCTGGGTGCGCCCGGACGACGAGGGTGGCGGCTGGGTGCGAGTCGTGCGGACCGCGCACGTTGATGAGCCACGGAAGAACGGCAAGACCACGCTCGCTGGCGGGACGGCGATGTACCTGACCGCGGCGGACGGCGAGGCGGGCGCCCAGGTTCTCGCGGTCGCGGCGAGCAAGGACCAGGCTCAGTTCTGCTTTCGGCCAGTGAAGACCCTCGCCGAGCGTTCGCCGGACCTGGCGCCGTACGTGAAGGCATACGCGGGGAAGATCGTGCACCCGTCGTCCGGGTCGTACTTCCAGGTCGTCGCGTCGGTCGGGGATCTGATCCACGGGGCGAACGTGCACGGCGCCGTCATCGACGAGCTGCACATCCACAAGACCCCGGACGTGGTCGACGCGGTGGAGACGGGCACCGGCGCCCGGTCCCAGCCGCTGATCGTGTTCATCACGACAGCGGATGAAGGCAAGCCGGGCACGGTGTACGCGCGCAAGCGTGAGTACCTGGAGAAGTTGGCCCGGGGAGTGTTCGTCGACCCGACGTTCTTCGGGGTCGTATGGGCCGCTGCGGAGTCCGAGCGCGGGCTGGCCGACCGGGGGCTGGACGTGTTCAGCGACGAGGCGCTCAGGCAGGCGAACCCGGGGTACGGGGTCAGCCCGACGAAGGCGTACCTGACGGCCGCCGCCGCTGCAGCGAAGGAGTCTCCGGCGGAACTGGCCCGCTACCTGCGACTTCATCTGGGCATCCGAACGAAGCAGGCGACCCGGTTCATCCGCCTGGAGGACTGGGACGCCAGCGCTGGCACGCTGGTCGAGCAGTCCCTAGCGGGGCGCCAGTGTCACGGTGGCCTGGACATGGGCTCGGTGTCGGACCTGACCGCGTTGTGCTGGGTGTTCCCGGACCGCCAGGCGGATCGCTACGAGGCGCTGTGGCGGTTCTGGCTGCCCGAAGACGCCGTAGAGGACCTGGACCGGCGCACCGCTGGCTACGCCCGGGCGTGGGTGCGTGACGGCTGGATTCAGACGACGCCGGGGGCGGTGTTCGACCCGGCAGCGGTGAACGAGCAGATCGACCGCGACGCGCTGGCGTTCGACGTGCAGAGCATCGGCTACGACCGGTGGGGCGCCAACGACGTCACCCGGCGCTCCGGTGAGGCCGGTCTGACGATGGTCGCGATCGGACAGTCCTACGGCTCCCTGTCTTCGCCGCTCAAGGAACTGCTGCGCCTGACCCTGGTTGGCAGGTTCGCGCACGGCGGGAACCCGGTGATGCGGTGGATGGTCGACAACCTGGCGGTGGCGATGGACCCGGCCGGCAATGTGAAACCGGACAAGGCCACGGCCGCAGACAAGATCGACGGAGTGGCGGCAGCGGTGAACGCGCTCAAGGAGTGCATGGACGCCGAGGTGCTCGAGGTGATGCCGCCTCCGGCGACGTACCCGACCGCCCCGACGGACACCCGCGAGTTGTTCCGCCCGACCAAGCGCCTGGCGCTGTGAGGAGTCGAGCCATGGAGATCCGTTTCCGAGTGCCGAGGGTGCCTTCCGGGCTGGCGATGAACCTCGTTGGCCTGCTCGGCCTGGTCGCGATGGTGCTGGCGGTCGGTGGACTCACGCACAACTGGTGGTGGTCGCTGCTGGCCGGCGGCGCTGTGGCGTTCGGCCTGGCCTACATCGCGCAGACTCAGGGCGAGACGGCTGCGACCGCACCTGTCCGGGCGACGGACGCGACCGCCGACGCCCTGGCTGAGCAGACCCGCGAGGTCGCCTACCTGCGCGGTAAGCCGGCTGCCTGATGCGTCCCTGGTTCGCGCCCGGCCGCCGCCCGCAGCGGGCTGTCGAGGCCACCCCGGAGCAGGTCATCGCCACCGGCGCGATGTACGGCACGTACGGGCGCGACCCGGTCGACAACGACCTCGGGTACCGGCGTGGCGGCGCTGGTGGCCGGGAGCCGCCGTACTGGACCCTGGAGAAGGCCCGCACCTACTCGGTGGCGGCGTACCGGGCCAACCCGATGGCGACCGCGATCGTCGACACGTACACGGCGTTCTGTGTCGGCGACTCCGGGGTCAAGCTTCAGGCCAGCAACCCGCAGGTGCAGCAGGTCGCCGAGGAGTTCTGGACCGACCCGGCCAACGACCTGGCCGGTATCCAGGAGATCGCGCTGCGTTCGCAGCTGCTGCTCGGTGAGAAGCTGTATGAGCTGATGGTCGGACAGAACTCCGGGGTGGTGCGGTTCTCCCCGATCGAGCCGGCCGCCATCGTTGACGTTCACCTGCGCGAAGGCAATCCGCTGTGGCCCGACGCGGTGCTGTTGACCCCTGCCGACGGCTCTCTGGACTACCAGACGCGGTCCCTGGTACGGGTCGACGACGCGACCGGCCTGCGCGATGGGCGGGCGATGTTCTGGGCCCCGTGGAAGACCTTGGACACCGACCGGCGCGGCATGCCGTTCCTGACTTCGGTGTTGGACTGGCTCGACTCCTACGACACCGTCCTGAGTAACTTGATCGACCGGACCGCGCTGGCGCGCTACATCGCCTACGACGTGACGGTGAAGGGCTCCGCAGCGGACGTGGCGAACTTCGTTCAGCAGCGCGGCGGCACCCACATCCCGCCGTCGGGCAGCATTGAGGTCCACAACGAGTCCGTGGAGTGGAAGCCGGTCGCCGCGCAGACCGGGGCGTACGAGGACGCGAAGGCCAACCAGTCGGTGCTGACCAACGTCGCCGCCGGCGCCGGCCTGGCCAAGACCTGGCTGGCTGAACCGGAGGACTCCAACCGGGCCACCAGCCTGACCATGGCCGAGCCGGTACGTCGTCGGGTCGGTGGTGTCCAGCGGGCGTGGCTCGCTCAGCAGGCTGAGCTGGTCCGCTTCGCCGTGGATCGGGCGGTAGCCGCCAAGCGGCTGCCCGCCGCCGTCACCGCCACGGACCCGAAGACCCGGTTGCAGCGCGAGGTTCCCGCCTCCCAGTGCGTCAGTGTCACCGGGCCGGAGATCGCTGCCGCTGATGCGCAGATCGCCGCGCAGGTGCTGCTCAACTTGTCCACGGGCCTGGAGAAGCTCGTCCAGATCCGGGCGCTGACTCCCGAGGCGGCCGCGTTGGCCGCGCAGAAGGGCTGGGAGGACTACGTCGGCGTCCCCTACGTCCCCTCGCTGGCCAAGCCTGATGCCAAGCCCGATGACCTCGCCACCCACGTCGATGCGACGCAGCGCCCCGCCAAGGGTGTCCTGCGCTCGGTCGGCCAATAACCCGAAGGAGCCATGCTGTGCAGCCGACCCCCCTCACCGTCGAGCAGGCCGCGAAGCGGCTGGGCATGAAGCCCTCCGAGATCGTGTCCGTGGACCAGGTCGACGAGGGTGCCGCGGTGACTACCCACGACGCCAGCGTGACCCTGATCGCCCACGACGGCGGCCTGGTCTTCGGATGGCAGCCGGCCGACGCCGACGACCAGGGCGACGACGACGCGCAGGCCGAAGCTGCCCCAGTTGCCATCAAGGTTCCGACGGTCGCCGAGGTTCTCGCCGCGGTAGGCGAGGACCCGGACAAGGCCGCCGACGCGCTGGCCGAGGAGCAGTCCCGCGACAAGCCCCGGCCGACCCTCGTGGCCGGCCTACAGAAGATCCTGGAGGCCCGGGAGTGAACGACGGACACGGGCATGCCATGCCACGCCAAGACGGGCTCAAGGCCGGCTGCGGCGGACCCG